TGGCTGGGTATTGCTCAGATAGTTGGTGAGCTGGGTGTCGTTTTCCATGAGGAAGGTGGCCTTGCCCGTTACTTCGAGAGCGCCAACGAATACAGAGTAGGGAGTCTGCACATTGGAGATACCGTAGATAGGGGTGACAGGGCGCTTCATGTCAATGTTGCCCATGGTGTTGTTAGAGATAGCTGTGCCACCAACGCTCACAGTTCCATACCAGACTGCGGTAGGCAAAACGGTGGAGAAGCTAGGGGTCGGGGTTGTGGTGGTGGCTGATTGCCATCCGGTGGACTTTGCATCGTATTCGAGCAAGCCGTCTGCGTTCCACTTGAGCGAGAAGTCGTGGAATTGGTGGCCTGTCCATGTGCGAACATTTGCGCCATAGAAATCGAGCATGGTGTACGCAGAAGGCTGTGAGTCTGCCGCTGCTGTAGCTGAGTTCTTTACTGCGAGGGTATGGATATAAGGAGCTGATCCTGAAACAACATCCTCACCGAGAACACCGGCAAGAGGGTAGATGATGGTGTCAGCGAATACTGCGCCGCCGAAGTCAAAAGTTGAGTGGACGCGACCCTGAATATAGTTGTAGTTTTTAACAAGCGATCCGTGCAAGCCCTCATCGTAGAGAGGTGCGTAGAGGTCTTGTGGCTTTAGAGTGTTAGCAATAACGGGGATATAAGCGGTCGGAGTAGTGACTGCTGTTCCCTTTGTTGTTTCCTTGGCGATTCCCACATACGAACGGTGGGTATTTTGTACTGCCACTATTTCACGCTCCTACGGTTGAGTCAGACGGGGCTGACGGTGTTGTTATTTTCTTTGGTGCAGAAGCGAGAGAGACATCGGCTGAAATAATGTCATCCTTAGACTCGAATGTGTCTCCGGGCTTGACTGTAAGTCCGAGAGTTGGAAACTCGCGCACTTCATCGCCGTTGTATTGGTATGTGGCCATCGTTCTCCTTATGCCTGAATCATTTGGGTAACATCGAATCGAATCTCTGCAAAGGTTTCCGTTGCCCCGTTATCCGAGGTAATCGGCTCTCCGTACAGACAGTCAATTACAGGTTCTGCGCCTTGCCAGACATTGACTTGCGATGTATCACCGAAGTTATGGCTTGCTCGGAGCGTGTTCTTGATGTTGTCCACTAGTGTATCAAAATCTGCCATTGCATCTTCGGCGTTACTTTGTACCGAGTGATGGAAGATTTGCAAAATTACGGTGAAATCCACGCGCTTCCAGCCACTTGTTGCACCACCGATTGCAAGACGAGTTTCGCGCTCGCTCTGGATAAAAATTACGGCCGCTGCTCGACTGAGCTGTCCGGGCAAAGCATTAACCTGATAGTTGATGCGTTTTGGAAACGAGGTGAAAACCTGATTAAGTGAGTCAATACCAGCGCCAACAAGATATGAGTAAAGCGTGGAGCGAAGTTGGACGCGACCAACTGCCATTTAGCGCATCCTTCGGAATGGCGAGAGGAGTTGCTTCGCCAGCTCGATATCTGATCCCACGATGGACTGAACGCTTGGCCCAGACGATGCGCGGGTTGTGACTGCCATGGTCAGAGAGTTATCTCCACGGACTTTGAGGAAGTCGGTCGTAATGAGGATGGCGGCTTGCTTAACTGCCTGCGGCATATTGCCCACCGCTACGCCTGATGCGTGGGTGTATTTGAGGGTGCTTGTGATATTGACCGTAGTTGATCCGTAAGTATAGGAAGGCGAAACAACAACCTGCTCGGTGCTCGCGCCATCATAAATAGTCACAACCGTTCCGGCGGTCAAACCAATGGGGTCAATCATGGTGAAGGATGAAGCACCGGCTGTAGCTGAGGATATGAGGCCATTACAGTAGCCTGCCGTGTAGTTATATGCGGCGTAAATGCGCGAGCGCGAGGCTGGCGGGAAGCCGAAGGATAGTGGGCCTTGTGAGGAGTAGGTCGTACCTAGCTGGCTCAGCGGGTAGATAATTTGCGACTTCTCGAACCAGCAGTTTTGTAGGGATGTCGAGCTTACTGTGACAAGGTTTGTCGGGGTAGCGCCATAGGCTAAAGAGTTGAGCGCGACCACATTGTTGTAGTCCGGGGAGATAACGAGAAATCCCTCTTGCGTCATGCGGGTACGAGATTGCTCGGTGAAGTTTTGAGCAATAAGCGGCTGATTGACATAGATGTCAATAAAGGACGAAGCGCGCTGGATAACTGATGCTAATTCCGCGTCTTGCTGGGCAGAAGTACCGCCTACTACCAGATTGTTGATGTCAATCGCTGTCGGAGCGTTTTTGTATTCAGCAATCGTCAGATATGAGCCTGACTGAAATTGGGTGATAGGCGATACTGCTGATGTCATTCTTAATCTCCGTCTGTTTTAGGCGTGGAGTCGTATTCATGCCCGCAACGAGAACATAGTCTGAACCATGATCCGAAACCGCATTGAGTGCAAGTGTACCCGCGTTGAGCATCGCCTTGCTCATAGCGTGCAAGATTTTCCTCTGTGAAGCCTTCTGCTTTTAGCGCCTTAATGTGCTTGGGGTTTTCTACGGAATACAGGCCCGAGCGGTCTGCGCGATACCGAGTGCGCCCTGATTGCGATTTGATGTCGGTTTCTTTGACGAATCCATCTCGCGGTGTGAGTCGTGCCATGTGTGCCTTCCTTGTTAATAAATAGGGAGAGAGCCAATTAAGACTCTCCCCCCATTTAGTTTGTTATGGGTTACGCAGAGACGATTCCTGATACTACGCCGTTCCAAGCTGGAGCTACGCAGAAGAATGTGCCGCGGAAGTAGGTTGAGAACTCATAAGCGAACTGAGTCACAGGCCATTGAATACCCATGTAGTCCTGCACCATGTAGTTAGACCAGACATCAGAAACCTCTGTGTCAGGAATTGGCAAGGTGTAAGACAAGACAGGAGCAACGCCCTGTGGCAACCATGGGTGAACAGTCAAAGGTACTGACTTTCCTGTGGTTTCGTTAACGATACCGTTGACAACAGAACCGTAAGTAACGCCAGAGGTTTCATCCTGTGAAATCTGCAAGCGGTAGTTAGCGTTTGCTGAACCCTTGATTGCATCTGAGAGTTGCTTGCGGTCTGAACCGTTAAGCAGAACCTCATCTGGATCAGCCTTTACTGAGTTGTAAAGGTTAGCGAATACGGTCTGGAACTCTGTGCCCGGATTTGTATTCGAGAAGGTTGCGTTGATGTTGTTGTTGTAGCCGGTGTTAGCGCCAAGAACGGTGGTCAAGATACCGTCATAACCTGTTGCATAGGCTGAGGTATCTGCTGCTGCGCGGCTTGCGACAACCGTGGTGGTTGTGTTCAACGGAGCTTGGTTTCCGATTGTTGGTGTACCTGAACCGCCGAGTGTGAAGGTCAAGGATGTGGTGCGGCCTTGGAACTTCGCGTTAGCTGCGCCTGTGGTTGTACCAACATAGATGTTGTAACCGAGCGCACCGGTGATAGCGGTTGGAATTGTTACGGTAAGCATCTGACCAGAAGTGGTTGTTGCTGAACCGACTGCTGAAACGATTGACTCACCAAAACCAGTTGATGAGATACCGGCATCAGCGGTGTAGTAAACATAATATGTGTTTGCTGCGATAGCTGTTACTGAACCTGCGGCGGTTGCACCTGCAACTGTTGGAAGTGTAGGAGCTGAGCCTGCGTTAAGCGCGCCAGCATAACCTGATGCAGTACCACGAGCCATAAGCATCATGCGTTCTTCCATCAACATTGTTGCATAAAGTGTTGAGGTTGATGACAACTGACGAAGGTCTTGGTATCCGAGGCCTGAAAAATTAGCATCGAATGAAACGCTGTCAGATAGTGAGTAAGAGTTGTAAGGCAGGATTAAGTCATCTGAGGTGTACGAAATCTTTGAACCGCGCTCGAAGTTGATTGAACCGAAAGCGGTGGTTGTTGATTCTGTAACGCCTGGCCAGATTTGTCCTTGTCCGCCAGTACCTGTACCCGTATAACCGGTGATGCGCTTGACACGGTGTGATGTGCCAACGCCCTTCTTGCGAGGGATACGGTTACGAAGTGGTGTTGGGCGTGGGGTCAAAAGCTTTGCTGGTGCTTCCAAGTCAAACGCAGCGAAGCTGGTTGAGAGTGGAGAGGTCAGCGTGATGTCCTTCTGCATATCCTGCAATGCAAGGCGCTGTGAAGCGATTGCGTTGTTAAGACCTGCGAGTGCATCTGGAGCGAGTGACTTTGTTGCAGCTAGTGCTTCGAGAGCAGCAGTTGGATCTGCTACAGGCGAAACGCCGGGTGTTGTTGATGGATTGCCGAGTGACTTACCGAGAACCTCGGTGTACTCATCCATGCGCTTTGCAGCCTTCTTAGCGGAATCTACATCGCCAAAGAGGTCAGCTGCTTTAGGGGCAGTTAGAGCCAATTTATTTCCTTTCGAGTGCTGTGTGGGTTATTCCTCGTCAGAGATTTTTCCGGCTTTGGCTAGGTATTCCTTTTCCAATGCCTTGTATCCCTTGGCGAGAATTTGGTCTGAGGTCGCTGTCGCCTTGAGGCGGTATTCAGCGGCTTTGAGCAGGAGCTCGTTTTCATTTGTGACAGCTACGCGTCCGGTGCGCTTTGGGCCACCTGATGCAGCTGCCGATTTTGCCGTTACGAGTTCTGATTCAAGAGCTACCGCCTTCTCCTCAGCCGCCTTATGTGCAGCTTGAAGTTCCGCGATCTCAGCCTTGACTGATTCAGTCGCACTCTTTACAGCTTTCTCGATGATGGCCGAAACGGACTTCTCATCAAGAATCTCATCTTCTTTATCCTCAGCAGGGGCTTCCTCAGAAACCTCATCTGCTGGCTTATCTTCAACAACTGCCTCATCACCTTCAGCTGACTTGATGCTTCCAGCATTTTGCTCTGGAGTCATAATGGTCGCGGTTGAGACATTTGCAACTTCGTTAGTTGGAGTCGCGCCGGTGACAACTACTTGGCTGAGGCCGTGAGTTGAGTTAGGGATATGGCATCCGCACTCTAGGCACTTGCTGATGTCAGCGGACTTTGCGGACATCTTGGTGCAGCCCTTACAGACATCATCGTCGCATCCGCCGTCAGCTTGGCAGGCAGCGCAACCATCGCAGTCGCAATCCTTTGAGGTCATATCAGCGGCAAGGTTAATCATGCCGGGGGTCATGCTTGCTTCGTTGTCCTCATCCAATTCGCCATCGCGGAAGTTAAAGAGGTGCTTGAGAGCCGATAGCAAGGTGTCAATATCATCGCGCTCGTCTGAGTCTGTGGCTGCGATTTCGCTGGCCTCAGAGATGATGAGCTGTGCGATTCCCTTGCGGGCTGCATCGTATGAAGCCTGATCGAACTTAGCAGAATCAGCATGGATTTCTTTAATGATGTCAGCGAGCATAGATTTTTCCTTCGTTGTAGTTGTAAATTCTTCGACCTTCACAAGATTAGGTTCGCCCTCTACGCTCTTGGCGAGCATGAGCTTGGCATTTGGGTTAGCTGGACGATCCACAAGAGAAATCTCCACGATTTGTCCGTCAATGATGCGGCCGTTAGCAGCCTTCTGGTCACGGACAACGCGTGGGGACTTGATGCCTATTGAGAATCCCTTAAGAACGCCTGATTCCACTTTCTTAACGCTAATAGGGTCAACGACAAGAGCAGAAATATAATGACCATCCGCTTTCGCTTCATATTCTTTCGCTACTCCTGCCGCAATAGATGAGTGTTGTTCGCGGATATTACCGCCGGACTTAAACCACTCTGGCATAGCAGAGGAGAGCCAAGCGTCATCGCAAATCTGCTGGTCAATATCGAGAGAGTCATCGGTTGCTTTGCCATAGACAAGCAGCGAGCCATCTTCTTGCTTTTCTTGCTTAACGATAGCCGCGTATGAATTAGCGAAGTCATTGACCATAAGTGATTTCTCCTTGTTAAGTTTCGCGGCAACGCTTTCAGCCCAAGACTTTCCAGCGTCTCCACCCCATGCATCCCAAGCCACTCGGCCCGGTGATGGGAATCCTTTTTCTCCCTGATTAAATCCTTCTGCTTTTTTGTCCACTTCGTGACGGGCAAAGAAGCTGACCATTCGCATAATGGTATCGCGTGATAATCCTTCGCGCCGTGAGAGTTGTCCAGCTCTGTTGCGTCCTGCACCTGTAAAACCATCGCCGGCATGACCATCGCTGATCCAGCCGAGTGCGCGCTTTGCTGCTGCCGCTGCCCCAGCGGGCGGGACAAAGGTTTCTGACATATTGAGTTGTTAGGCTGAGTAAATAACCGAGACTGCGCCTGTTGCTGTGCCGGAGGCTGATACTGCGTAAAGGGTGTCGTTGCCATGCATCCAGATTTGTACGCTTGCGCTTGCAGCAAGGTTCTGTCCACCGTTGATTCCTACGGTATTGGTGACTGCGTTATCACCAAGAAATATCGCTGCGCTATCGCGATTGTTTACCTGAACAGCTACATATCCAACGCCGTTAGGAATTGTGACGAGAGGAGTTGGTGTTGTTCCAACTGTGATATTTGTATGATTGAGCGCCATAGATTTCCTTTTCTCGGATTATCGTTTAATTGTAATGGTTATTAGTTAATCTTGCGCGAGCGCCTCATCTAGCGAAGCCCCAAAGTCAAAAGTGTCCCAGTTGATTTCCGCAGGCGTTGTCGTGCATCGGCAGTTAGGATGAACAGGGATGTCATCAGCGGTCAGGCCGTTAGAAAATGAATCGCCGACATTGACCGTCTCCCCGCCGATATCGCAGTCCTCATCCTCTGGCTCAGCGCTGACCCACTCGATTTGCTCCACGCCGAGGGCTTGAAAGGAGTCGATTGCAGCCTGATTAGCGGCGCGTGAACCCTCAGTCAGAGCGATAGTCAGAGCGCGCTCGGGTGAGGAGAGTGAGCTTTCAATCATGTCTGCGAGCTGGTTAGGGCTTGCGCCGATAGCGA